GTATATCACTACAATAATTATAAAGAATTGCCTCTTGTATCTACAGGGTGCGATAGCTATGCTTCTTGGGATCCTAGGTTTAAGCATCTTTCTCCTTTATTGTCTGTTGATAGCATTGCCTCTTCGATTGTGGATATACTTCCTTACAAAGAATGGCAAGACGAACATCTCGTAATTACAGGGGGCGAACCATTGTTAGGTTGGCAACGTAGTTATGCTGAATTATTAGATCATCCTAAAATGCAAAGTCTTAAAGAACTTACATTTGAAACAAATGGCACTCAAAAACTAACTCCAGAGTTTAAAGAATATCTAAGTCGTTGGAGTAACTTTAGAGAAATCACATTTAGTGTAAGTGCTAAATTACCTTGCAGTGGTGAGAGTTGGGATGATGCTATTAAGCCTGAAGTAGTTTGCGAATATGAAGAAGTTGGAACTGCCTATCTTAAGTTTGTAGTAGCAACAGAACAAGATATCGCAGATGCAGAATGTGCAGTTGGTGCATATCGTGCGGCAGGATTTAAAGGACACGTTTATCTAATGCCAGTAGGCGGTGTGGAAAATGTTTACACATTAAACGCAAAGAATGTGGCACTAGCGGCAATGAAACGTGGATGGCGTTACAGTGATCGACTACAGGTACCACTGTTCAAGAATGAGTGGGGTACATAATGAAAAATATTATTAAAAAATTATTCGGTATTGATAAAATTGAAGCCGAAAAAGAACAAGCAAAAGCCGAGGCAGAATTGTTTATTAAAACTGCCGAAGAAGCCAAAGAAGCCGCTAGACTTGCTGGGTTAAGTCCAAAAGAAATTGCTACTGAGCGGAAAGAGCCCTGGGTAGCTGTTTTGGATACACACGTCAACAAGGATAATATTCGTAACGGATTTTTTGAACTTGACTGGAATGACTATTTTGTGTTACAATTACGTAGTAACGGATACGTTGGAGAAACAGATGAAGAAATTGTGGACCAATGGTTTTCCGAACTATGCCGAAATGTTGGTGCCGAAGAAGGCGTTGATATGAGTCGTAGAGGTGCCGGTTACGTTAACCGTGCGTTGCGTGAAGATGGAAGAACGGAAGTTAGTTAATGTCAAAAACATATATACTGGTAGATACAGCAAATACATTTTTTAGAGCCCGACACGTTATTAGAGGAGATCTTAATGATAAAGTCGGAATGAGTATCCATACAGTATTAGGCAGTGTCCGAAAAGCGTGGAAAGACTTTAAAGGTGACCACGTTGTCTTTTGTTTAGAGGGACGTAGCTGGCGTAAGGATTACTATGCTCCTTACAAACGTCAACGTACAGATGCTCGTGCCGCGGCAAGTCCTCGTGAGCAAGAAGAAGATCGTGTATTTTGGGAAACCTTTGATCAGTTCAAAGATTTCATTACCAATAAAACTAATTGTACGGTACTTCAGCATCAGCAGTTAGAAGCAGACGATTTGATTGCTGGATGGATACAAAGTCATCCCAACGATAATCACGTGATAATTTCGACAGACGGAGACTTTGCACAACTTATTGCACCAAACGTTCGACAATATAATGGTGTGATGCAAATTACAACTACACACGAGGGGTACTTTGATGAAAAAGGTAAACGTGTCATTGATAAGAAAACTAAACAAGAAAAGCCCGCGCCGGATCCGGCCTGGTTGCTATTTGAGAAGTGTATGCGTGGAGACACCTCCGACAATATCTTTAGTGCTTATCCAGGAGTACGTGAGAAAGGGACAAAAAATAAAGTTGGTCTCCGTGAAGCGTATGCTGACAGGGCGTCTAAAGGATATTCGTGGAACAATCTCATGCTCCAAAAGTGGGTAGACCACGAAGGAGTAGAGCATCGTGTGCTAGATGATTATATGAGAAATGTTAATTTGTGTGATCTAACAGCACAACCAAACGATATTAAATTATTAATCAAAGATACCGTACAATCTGCGATCACAGCAGAAAAAAATGTTCCGCAAGTTGGTATTAGATTATTAAAATTTTGTGCAGAATACGATCTACAAAAAGTAAGTGAGCAGGTTCAAAGTTATGCAGAACCATTAAACGCAAGGTATATATGATGATAGCAAATGCAAAAGTATTGATTCCGAATAAAGAATGGTTGGTAAAAGATGGTCCTAAAAAAATTGGATCTATTGCTAAATCTAAAAAAGGTTATGTTTTTTTAAAAAATGGACAAACTGTGCCTTTCAAAGATTTAACAGAAATTAATACTCAATTTGGTATCGATGTAGTTGAAGAAAAATATAAAAAAGAAAATAGCGAAACCAATGGGCATTCTGTATACGATTATCCTTGCCGTACTCATCCTTACGAACCCGTATATGATGTTCGTAGGAAATTACCATTATTTGCCAAAAGTGCAAAAAGTAAAAGTCAATATTGTGCAGGATATTATGTTATAAAATTTAAAAAAGGATGGCTTAAAAGTTTCTGTCCAAAATTAATTACATTAGAACGTAATCCATTTCAAGGACCATTCCGCACAGCACAGGAAATGAAAAAAGTATTAAACCAGTTAAATAAAGAATGAAGAACCTTAACACCATTCCAATTGAAGATTTTTTAGATCGTACTCGTGTTGCCATTAAGAGTAATCAAAAAACTGTAACTTTGACTATTAAAGAAGCCACAGATCTTCAAAATAGTTTAAGTGTTGTTATGACCAGATTAGCTGGTGATTTAGATCAAATTGTTTCAACTACAGCATCAGCTGATCCTATATCTATCAAAATGGACGGTGGAAGTTTTTAGGTGATTTTGTGATAAATATATATGTACTTTACGGAGATATATAATGAGTCGCCCAAAACCAAAAGTTTTGTTAGAAATAACCAATAAAAAAACTTATAAAACAGAGCAGGTCTTAGACGCAGAGGCTATTTGGGCAGTATTCTATCAAGATAAACCAATTAATCTTAAAACATCTAGTATGGTCGCACACCATATAGGTCCAAAGTACAAGAAAATTTCATTCTCCAATTCTGGTCACGCATTTAATCTAGCTGAAAAATTAAACAAATTGTTTAATACCACAGACTTCAATGTATATAAACTTACAGTTGGAGAAAAATTAACCGATGAATCTCAAATCTAAACTAACCAAGTATATTGCAGAAACACTTGGATTAAAAACGGACGAGAAATCTCTTAGAAAATTACAATCAATATTGTTTCTTAGTACAAGAAACAAATCAAAAGGCGGACTTCGTCTTAGTGATCAAGGGTTTGATACTCTTCAAAAAGCCGATCTTAAATTTTACAAAATTAAATTAGACGAACCAGTTGTTTATAACAACCAATTAATTATTTGGTTAGATCATTTTATTGATTGTCCTTGGTATATTACCAACAAAGACATCTATGTTTTTGGAGAAAAAATGGCAGTTCAACTAGTGTTGTTTTCAGGCAACATTGTAAAATTTACAATAGCCAAAGACAAAAGTACCAAAACTGCTTGACGCTGACTGTTTTATAGTGTACAATATATACATATTGATGCATACAGTATTCAATATTTTTTAAACACTTTAAGAAAGATTGTTATGGCAGAGCAAATTTCCGCAAATCGTACAGTTACACCAAATGAAGCTAAACGTAGTCTTCGTAAATGTATTAAAATTAAACGCCCTGTGTTTATGTGGGGTCCTCCCGGTATTGGTAAATCCGATATTGTTAAACAAATCGGAGACGAACAAGATAGAGAAGTTATCGATGTTCGTTTAAGTTTGTGGGAACCTACTGACATTAAAGGTATTCCTTATTACAACAGTACACTCAATACAATGACCTGGGCTCCTCCCGCAGAGTTGCCTACAGATCCAGAGTCTACTGCTATTCTGTTTTTAGATGAGTTGAACTCTGCGGCTCCTTCTACACAGGCGGCGGCATATCAATTGATTTTGAACCGTCGTGTTGGTACTTACATTTTGCCAGAAGGTGTTAGTATTGTTGCCGCAGGTAACAGAGAAACTGACAAGGCTGTTACTTATAGAATGCCTGCTCCGTTGGCAAATCGTTTTGTTCACTTAGAACTTAAATCAGATTTTGAAGATTGGCAAGAATGGGCTGTTAACAACAAAATTCACGAACAGGTTGTCGGTTATGTAGGCTTTGCTAAAAATGATTTGTATGACTTTGATCCCCGTGGTGCAAGTCGTTCTTTTGCTACACCCCGTAGCTGGTCTTTTGTATCAGAATTACTCAAAGATGACGATTTAGACGAAGGCACATTAACTGATTTGGTTTCAGGTGCAATTGGCGAAGGGCTTGCTGTTAAATTTATGGCACATCGTAAGGTTGCTAAACAGATGCCTAAGCCAGAAGATATTTTGTCAGGCAAAATTAAAAACTCTAGCATCAAAGAAATTAGTGCTATGTATTCTTTGACTGTATCTTTGTGCTACGAACTTCAAACAGCACACCAAAAGAAAGTCAAAGATTGGGATGCAATGGCAGATAACTTCTTCGGATTTATGATGGATAATTTTCCAACTGAATTGGTTGTGATGGGGGCAAAAGTTGCGCTCACAAATTATCAATTGCCGTTTGATGCGTCTAAGTTGAAGAACTTTGATCGCTTCCACGAGAAGTACGGCAAGTTCATTATCCAGGCAATGGAATAAAAAAAGGACCCTAGGGTCCTTTTTTAATATCTTAATTTTTTATCTTTATATGAACTTATTTTATACAAATAAAATAATTTGAATAAAAATCACTTGCGTTTTCAACAATTTTCCTGTATAATAACTATATATTGTTAACAAAGGAGCAAAAATATGTCGTCAGCTAAAAGTACAACAGCAACCAAAGTTTCCAAAATTGAAAAACGAGAATTTACCACCGCAGAAAAAAACAAAATTGTAGAAAAACTTGTTACTGCTCGTATTGGATTGTTGTTACGTCATCCATTTTTTGGTAATTTAGCCACTCGTTTGAAACTTGTAGATGCTACAGATTGGCTCAGTACATTGGCCACAGATGGAAGAAACTTTTATTACAATAACGATTTTGTGCATAAATTAACACCAAAAGAGTGTGAATTTGGATTTGCACACGAAGTACTACACAATGTGTTTGATCATATGGGACGTCGCGAGCATAGAGATCCACAGTTGTCTAACATTGCCGCTGACTATGCCGCTAATCAAATTCTAAAAGATGAGCGTATTGGCGAAGTGCCATCATTTATTAAAATCTTCCAAGATAATAAATATCGCGGAAAAAGCTATGAAGAAATCTACGATGAAATCGAAAAAGACGCAATTAAAATTGATCTTAGTCAACTTGGAGAATTGTTAGACGAACATTTAGATGGTGAAGGCGAAGATCAAGATGGTGACAAAGACGGTAATGGGCGTCCAAAACTTACAGCCGAAGAAAAGAAAGCAATCCGAGACGAGATCAAAGAAGCAATGGTTGCGGCTGCACAGGCAGCAGGTGCAGGCAGAGTTCCAGCAGGTGTTGCTAGAATGATCCAAACTTTTACAGAACCTAAAATGGATTGGCGTCAATTGTTACGTATGAATATTCAAAGTATTCTTAAAAGTAACTTTAGTTTTAATCGTCCAAATCGTAAAAGTCAGCATTGTGGTGCTGTATTACCTGGAATGTTAAATGAAGAAACCATTGACGTAAGTGTAGCAATTGATATGTCGGGCAGTATTTCGGATAAACAGGCCGAAGACTTTTTAAGTGAAGTCAAAGGAATTATGGAAGAATATGTAGACTTTAAATTGGATTTGTGGACTTTTGATACCAACGTTTACAACTATGCTAGTTTTACCGGAGATACTGCCGATGAAATTAATCAATACGAGATACAAGGTGGCGGCGGTACAGACTTTGATATAAACTTTGAGTTTATGAAAGAAAAAGGAATTGAGCCAAAACGTTTTATTATGTTCACAGACGGTTATCCTTGCGGAAGTTGGGGTGATGAAAATTACTGCGAAACATTGTTTATCATACACGGCAATGAATCCATAATTGCACCGTTCGGCCAGACAGCATACTATAAATAAAGTACATAGATAATGTCATTAAGTAGAGAAGAAGTAAACCCATTAGGAATCCTTAATTTTAGAAAATTAAGTTTTATTCCAAATCATTTTACAAAAATCAATGTTGATCCTGACAATGATGCCAATCTTCTCGAACACTGGATTGTTTATAATTTAAATAGTCGGTATGCTATAGTTAAAAGCTACATTGTTGATCATTCTAACAAAATGATCGAAACGTTGGAAGTAGGCATAGAAGATTCGAAAGAACTTACTATGCTAACATTAGGATGCCCCTATATACATAGAAATAAAAAGGAAATTTTTTAAAATGGAAAATCAAGAAACAGCACAAGTAGCAACAGAGAACGGCGTAGGTGGTACAGCCGCTCCAAAACAACCAGAATTGAGTATCAATGATCTATTGAACATTCGTGCCGTCATCGACACAGCAGTTCGTAGAGGTGCATTCGGTGGGGCAGAGGCTTCATCGGTAGGTGTAGTATTTGATCGTCTTAACACATTCTTGAATGCAGTTGCACCAAAACCTGCAACTACAGAAACTGATACCCAAGAAACCGCAACAGCTTAATTAGGAGATAACCATGAAGCACGTAGGAAAAATGAAAAACAACGGTGCTAAAATCGTTGTAGCCTACCGAACATTACCAGGAGATCCATACAGCGCATTAGTAGTAGGTACTGGCAATCTCGGAGAATCGTATCACGATGCATTGATGAGTACTGTACAAGATGTCGAAGGACAACAGGCAAATGAACTTGCAGATGTTCTTGCAGTAAGAAACTTCCCAGATGGCAGTAATATGCTTCAATGGTTACACTCCAAAGGGCAACTTAAAAAAGTTCCAACGAACGGTGTTCTAATGACTCCTACTACACAAAATAGTGTTCCGCTCGATGAATTAAATAATTTGATTGCAGAACAAAAAGGTGTGTCAGTAGAAGACCTAGCAGTTACCGATGGGTCTAAACCTAATCCAAAAGCTAAAAAGGCCGCGGAGCCAGTAGTCGAAGAATCAACAGATAATTTAACTCCTGCAGAACTTCGTTCAAAGGCAGATGCATTATTTAAACAGGCTCAGCAATTACGAAAACAGGCCGATGCATTAGATCCACCAAAAAGCAAGAAAAAAGTTCCAGAGGTTGAAGTAGATTAATGTCACATCCAGAGCAGGCGTATTTAGACGCATTACAAAATATTTTAGACAACGGTGAGGATCGTCCTGATCGAACAGGAACTGGTACTCGCAGTATATTTGGTCTTCAAATGCGTTTTGATTTAACAGAAGGCTTTCCAGCAATTACTACAAAAAAACTTGCGTGGAAAGCAGTTGTTAGCGAACTGCTTTGGTTTATAGAAGGGTCAGGTGATGAGAATCGTTTAAAAGAAATTTTACACGGTGAACGTTATTCTGATAAAAAAACTATATGGTCTGACAATGCTACTGCTCCATATTGGGTACAAAAACGTTTACAGAGACAC